TGTTGAAGGTGTACGTATGCAGACCAACGCTCTGACTGCACAGCAGTTCTCAATCACCGTTTCAGAGCACGGATACGCACTTGCAGTTTCAGAGCTATTGCTAAACGCATCTTTCGATGACGTTATGGCTTCAGCTTCTCGTCTGCTAGGCCGTAACATGGCTCTTTACCTAGACAAGCTAAGCCGCGACACCCTATACGGTGCGACTTCTCAAATCTGGGGTGAAGACCGTACCAACCTAACCGCTATCACTAACGGAACTGGTAACTTCAACCAGTACGGATACGGTACAAATGGTACAAGCAACGCCTCAATGACTGGTAACTACTTCTTGAGCCCACGTACTGTTAAGGACGCGGTAGAGAACCTAGCGACTAAGAACATTCCAAGGCTTGGCGAGACCTATGTTGCATTCGTTCACCCTCACCAGTCACGTCGTCTACGCGACACTGCTGAGTTCATCGAAGTAACTAAGTACGCTGCTCCAGGTAACTTCATGCTAGGTGAAATCGGTCGTCTATACGACACCGTATTCATCGAGACCACTCAGGTCCGTAAGGTTACTAACGGTGCAGGTACCGGTTGGTCTGCAGACACTGCAGTATCTAACCCAACCCCAGCTGCTGGTGGAGGCTACGTAAGCCCTGCTGAGTGGACTGGTAACGGTAACGCAGACCGCTACGACGCTATCTTCATCGGAGATAACGCATTCGGTCACGCTATTTCACTTCCAGTTGAGCTACGTGATGGTGGTATTCTAGACTTCGGTCGTGAACACGCACTAGCATGGTACTCAATCTTTGGTCTAGGTCTAATCACTGACCAGGCTGTGATTGTAGCTTCAACCAACTAATTGTGTTAGGGGGGTCAGAAATGGCCCCCCTTTTACAACCCCTGCAATACCGAGATACTAATTAGGAGAATACCCCGTGGCAACACAAAAGAAACCAAGCGACTTTACAGGTCGCCAACGAGATGCCCTCGTCGCACAGCAGTTAGATGACCAGGCAGCACGCACAAGCGAGCTTGCAATGGCTACTGCTGAAGCTGCTATTAAAGCAGAAACAGAAGTAATCGACGCTACAGAGCCAAATCGTGCTCAGCCAATCGTAGTTGATGAAGTTGTTAAGAGCAAAGAACAGAACGCCACAGTAACTATCCGCGTGTCGGATACTATTGAGGGTATGACTTTCGGTGCTGGCAACTACTACAGCTTCAAGGCTGGTCAGAAGTACGAAGTTACTCCAGAAGTAGCTGCTCACCTTGAGCTAAAAGGTTATGTATCACAGAGATTCTAAACTTCTCTTTAGACGGGGCAGCGGGCTTAGTGCCCGCTGTTTCGTTTATCCAGACTTTTTGCACGTTATAAGTCATCATATAAATGACGGATTTTTCTTAGGTTAGGTTAATATGGCGACTGTTTCAGACCTTGTATCTAAGGTCCGTGTTGAGCTAAACGACCAAGCTCGTCAGTTCACCAAAGTTTTTATTGGTGATGGAGTTACTAAAGACTTTACTACTGGCTATAAGCCACTAGATACAACCACTTTGATGGTTAAAGACAACAACACCGCCCTGGCTAATCCAACTACTTATACAGTTGAGCCTATTTATGGCGTTATCCACACAGCCACTGCCCCAGCAGTTGGGCACACCCTGACTATTACCGGTAACGTATACAGATACTTTACTGATGACCAATTAACTTACTACGTTAACACCGCAGTCTTACAGCACACAAATAACCGCACAGACGGCTATAACAGGGCTATAACTATTGACACCCTACCTGAGATTGAATCTTATCCAGTAGTCCTCCTAGCGTCCATAGAAGCCCTCTGGGCCCTAGCTACGGATGCAGCATTCGATATTGATATTCAAGCCCCTGACGGTGTCAGCATTCCTCGTTCTGAGCGCTTCCGTCAGCTTAGTGCAATCATTGAATCTCGCAAGGAACAGTACCGCAATCTATGTTCTGCTCTTAACATTGGTGTTTGGCGCATTGAGATGGGAACTCTACGCAGAGTGAGCCGCACTACTAATAAGCTTGTTCCAATCTACGTTGCTCAAGAGATTGATGACTCTACTAGCCCAGAGCGCGTTTACATGCAAAACGACCTTAATGGCCGCTCAGTTATACCTAGCACAGTGCCTATCTACGATATGGTAATGCAGCAGGGTGACACTTTCTCAGTTATTCTTGATTTCCCTGACACTATGAACTTTAGCACTAATACGTTTAAGGCCCAGATTAGAACCTACCCTGGCTCACCTACACTATGGGCTACATTTACCATTGCCGTTTATGACGCTAACCTTAAGAAGCTAAAGCTAAGCCTTGATGGACCTACTACCGCTATTCTGCCAGTTCGTTGCTTCTGGGATATTCAGGCTACCTCATCTGTTGATAACAGCGTTACTACCTATCTTCGCGGACAGGTATTTACTTACCCACAGGTGACCCAGTAATGACTGATACAATTATTGTTACCCCCTCACCAGTCGTAGAAGTTACCGTAACTCCTTCAGTCACTACATCTACTAATCCAGGCACTGTTAGCGTTTTTACAGGAACTCCGGGACCTACTGGACCAGTTGGACCAACTGGACCTACAGGGCCACAAGGAACTTCTGGCGGTTCTCTAACTTTTACACAAAACTCAGTTACTACTACATGGACTATAACTCACGCTCTTGGGTATTACCCAGCAGTTACAACAACTGATTCATCAGGAACAGTAATTGAAGGAACAATCTCTTATCCATCCATCACTTCGGTAGTAGTAACTTTTGGAATTGCTACCAGCGGCTTTGCTTATCTATCTTAGGAAAATAAATGGCTAGATTATTTTTAACCCCAATTGACTTAAACGGTCTTGAACTACGAGGTGCTGTAATTGGCAACCTTCCAACTGCTTCTATCGACGCTATTACTTCTGGTGCTGGTCGTATTCAATATGACTCTTCACTAAATGTGCTAAAGTATCGTGACAATGCTGGTTGGAAAACAATTAGCACTTCTGCTGGAACCGTAACTTCCGTAGCCGGCACCTCCGGAAGAATTACTGCTTCTGGTACTACTTCGGTAACCCTAGATTTAGCGGCTAATTATGGTGATAATCTAAACCCATATGCTTCAAAAAGCGCTAATACTATCCTTGCTGCTCCTAACGGCTCTACTGGTGTTCCAACATTTCGTGCTCTTGCTGCTGCTGATATTCCTAGCACTCTAAATGCAACTATTTTTAGTGGCGCTGTTGCTATGGGTACCTACAGAATTACTGGCGTTGGTGACCCGTCAGCTGCTCAAGACGCTGCTACTAAGGCATATGTAGATACTATTGCTACTGGCATTAATGCTCACGAAGCCGTGTCTTATGCTTCAACCGCTGAAATTACAGGAACTTACTCAAACGGTGTTTCTGGTGTAGGAGCAACTCTTACTGGAACTGGCTCACTGGTAATTGACGGTTACACTGTTGTTTCTGGTGATGCAGGTACCAACGTTCAAGGCGGAACTGGACTTAGAGTTCTACTAAAAAACCAGACTACAAACACTGACCAAAACGGTATTTATACTGTAACTGCCTGTGTTTCTACAACTAGCTGGACTCTTACTCGTGCATATGATTATGACGCTCTTGGTGAAGTGGCTGCTGGTGACTTTACCTATGTACTTCTTGGAAGCGCAAACGCTAAATTTACTTTTGTTCAAACTAGCAAACCTGCCGCTATTAGCGGTGTTGGTACTACAGCAAACGCTATTACTTTTGGTGTCTTTGCTAACGGTAATATTAGCGGTACTGTAGCAGTTAACCAAGGTGGTACAGGGCAGACTACATTTACCTCTAACGGTGTTCTTTTGGGTAACGCTGGTAGTGCGCTTAACGTGACTGCTGCCGGAACTGCAGACCAGGTATTGCGTATTCCAGGTGCTGGAGGTGCGCCTGCGTTTGGTGCCATTGACCTAAGCAAGTCTGCCGCTGTAACTGGTTTGCTATCCCCTACAAATGGCGGAACTGGTGTAAACAACGGTTCTAAAACTATTACCCTTAGCGGTAGCGCGACTATTGGTTCTAACACAGATACTGTTCAATTCACTACTGCAGGTAACACTAACGTAACTTTGCCTACTACTGGTACTTTGCTTACCGCAGCAGGCGCTGTTACTTCTGTAAACGGCTCTGTAGGAGCAGTAAGTAACATAGCAGTAACTAACGCTGCTAACACCTTTACTGGAACTCAAACTGTTCAAGCCGCTGCTACACAGGATTCTGTAAAGGTTGCTGGACGTGCGGGCGGTACCTCAAGCTATGCAGTTACTTTGACTCCAGCAACACTAAACGGTAGCGTCACGCTCACCCTACCTAGCTCACAAGCTGCTCAGGGGTTCACCTTAGCGCGTACTTTGACCGGAACTGTTACAGTAGCCTCGGGTACTGGTACAATTACACATAATATGAATAACCAATATGTTCTTGTTCAGATTTTTGATAACAGTACTAACGCTCTTGTAGATATGGACGTCACATTAGCTACCGCAAATACAGTTACCGTTGCAGCTACCACAGATGCAACATACCGTTACGTAATTATTGGATAATAAATGACTAAAAACATATATACTGATTTAAACGCTACTGGTCGTACAATAACTGCTGGTGGATTAAGCCTTCCTAGTACAACTTCAACCATTACTTTAAACTCTTCAGTTGGAGCATCGGGTCAAGTTCTTACTTCTGCTGGTTCTGGTTCTACCCCTACTTGGACTAACGTTGGATACACGGCTCTTGTAGGAACCCCGTATGCCATTGTTGGAACACAACCATCATTCACAAGCATACCCGCAACCTACAAAAAACTTGTTGTTCAAATAAAGTTTGATAACATAGGAAGTCTTTCTGGAACTTTTTATATGAGCGTAAATTCTAACTCCTCTGTTTCTTACACAACATACACTACTGGCTCATCTAGTGCATCAGTTTCTACAAGCAATACTTCTGGAATTCCTTTAACTACAACGTCAGCTTCACCAACAACAACTAATATATATACAGTTGAAATACCAAACTATACTTCACCAAACCCAACCATGTGGCTTTCTGGTGGAGTTGGAGGTACAACAAATGCGTCAAGATTTGGAGCAGCAAGCACTACATCAGCGATAACTCAAATATCTTTTCAAGCAGCAACTTCCAACAGTTGGACAGGTGCGACAGGAACTATTTGGATTTACGGAGTAAACTAATGAACAGAATAACTGAAGTAAATTGTGAAACTGGAGAAGTAACCGAAAGAGATGAAACTCCAGAAGAAATTGCGGCAAGAGAGCAAGCCGCTCAACAAGAAGCAGAAGCATTAGCCACTAGACAATCTGCTTTAGCAAAACTTCAAGCCCTAGGACTAACAGAAGAAGAAGTTAAGGCTCTACTGGGCTAAATAAACATTTAGAATAGGATTATGCGTTCATATACTCCAGGCGGTCGGTTTGACGCTGACTTTGAATCAGATGCCATCAGCGATGGTATAACCGCCGACCGCACCAACCCTGTGGGTGTTTTGGCTCAATGGTGGACATTTAACTCTAGTTATGTAAATGACCCTATTTATGACGTTGAGCCAATTGGTGTAGGCCGCGTTTGGGATGGGCCTAAGATGGTTCCTGTTGTAGCCGTATCTATCGGTGAAGGTGCTTCGGTACTTAATGAGCGCGGTTTCTACAACGTAGACACCCTACATTTGACCTTTAATATTGATGACGCTTTTGCTGTTGCGCCTGAAATTTTTGATGATAGAGGTTTGGTTAAGTCAAGTATTGACCTAGTGGATAAGTATAGAATTGTATTTAAGAACGAAGTTTACAGGCCAAATAAGACCCAGCCTGCTGGATTAGTAGCTAACCGCCACACCATGATTGTCATGGACTGCACACAGCTGGCACCAGATGAGCTTGTAAACGACGTTCAATTCCTTGCCTACGCACAACCATAGGAGATATAAATGCCAGATATTGGCTCAAAAGTAACACACGTAATCCAGAACCAAACTAAAGACGGTGACTGGAAGAACATGACTAAGCATGAAGGTCTTGCTGAGGCTAAGGCTCACATGGAAAACTACATCCCAAAGAAAAAGCAAGACAGTTACCGTATTAGAACTATTGGTCAAGCTGGCCTTACTAGAGATGTAGACAAAGCACCTGCTGCTAAGAAGGCTGCACCAGTCGCAAAGAAGGCTGCTCCAGTAAAGAAGGCTGCTCCTGCACCTAAGAAGGCTGCCCCAGTTGCTAAGAAAGCTGCTCCTAAGAAGGCTAAGTAATGCCTTTTAAATCTAAGCAACAAGAAAAATGGATGTTTGCTACTAAGCCAGAGATGGCTAAGCAGTGGGCAAAAGAAACCCCTAACCAAAAAACACTACCTAAAAAAGTAAAGAAGAAAAAGAAAAAATGACTATCGACCTACCTTATTACACCGGCTTAATTTTGGCTTTTGGTGCTGTTATTATCCCTGTTGTAGCTATTTTGGCTACCGCATGGTTGAATCTGTGTCGCAAGGGTTCTGATTGCTCTTGCTCTAACGAATCTGAGTGGTAAACATGGCTAAAGAAAAGAAAGTCTGGGACACCCCAGACCCTACTAAAAAAGACAAAAAGCTGTCATCGGCTAAGAAGTCTGCTGCTAAGGCTCGCGCTAAGGCTGCTGGTAGACCTTACCCTAACCTAGTAGACAACATGGCTGCTGCTAAAAAGAAAAAGAAGAAGAAAAATGGCTAAAACACCTGCTTGGGAGCGTAAAGAAGGTAAAAATCCTAATGGCGGCTTAAACGCCAAGGGCCGTGCTTCGGCTAAGGCTCAGGGTCACGACCTTAAGGCCCCTGTTAAATCTGGCGATAACCCTCGCCGTGCATCTTTCCTAGCGCGTATGGCTGGTAACCCAGGACCTGAGCGTAAGCCAAACGGTGAGCCTACACGTCTGCTATTATCATTACAGGCATGGGGAGCATCCTCAAAGGCTGATGCAAAGAAAAAAGCAGCCGCTATGTCAAAGCGTCTTGAATCTAAAAAAGGAAAAAAGTAAATGGCCTTATCTCAAACTTTAAACACTGTCGGTGGAACCGCAGTAAAGCTTAGCCCTACTGTAGATGGTACTTGGGTTGCTGCTACTCTAATTGTGCAAAACAACAGCACTGCTGACACTATTTATTTAGGTACTTCTGCAGTAACTAGCAGCGCTTATGGCTATGTTTTGCCTCCAGGCACTACTAACGTAAAAAACTCAGTTACTATCAGCCTTAATACTTCTGATGTACTTTACGCTGTATCTAGCTCAACTTCTACCCCAGTACCTGTTATAACCTTAAAAAACACATTTACTGCGCAGGTTCCTGCTAGCTAAAAGTGAAACCTAAAAAGCCACAAGCCCTAAATAAAGCCGCTAAAGTGATGCGTAATATAGCATCGGCTGAATTAAATAAGAATATGGGCAAGTTTAAAACCGGACCTAATGCCAATCCTGCCACTAAACGAAGTAAGACAAGATCGGCGGCTAAAGCTAAAGCCGTTGAAGATTTTAAGGAGTAAAAGCAATAATGCCTGAATGTAAGTGCGATAATTGTAAATGTCGAAAGGACCAGCCTAATGGCTAAGAAAACAGCAAAAAAACCTCCTCTAGGTCAGGGTGGCCGCTTTAAGGCCATTGAAAAAAAGGCTGAGAAGTCTGGTGCAAGTAATCCCGCTGCGGTCGCCGCTGCTGCCGGTATCAAAAAGTACGGCGAAAAGAAAATGGTAAAGCTTGAGCAAAAAGGCAAGCGCGACGCTAAGAAAGGCAAATAACCATGGCTAAGAAGATGGAAAAGTGCGGCAAGTGTGCCGGATGTAAAAAGGGCACTATGTGCACTAAGGAGTGGACCAATTCTAAGGCAGATAAAATTGCCGATAAGAAGATGGAAAAGGGTATGACCTCTGCTCAGAAGAAGGCCTTTGAAAAGGGCGACAAGAAGATGGATGCTAAGAAGCCATCTAAGGCTGCTGACATGAAGATGGACAAGGCTCTAGCCGCTAAGGTTAAGAAGACTGTCCCAGCTAAGAAAAAGAAGTAAATAAAAAAGTTTAGCCCCCCGCAAGGGGGGTTTTCTTTTATCCTAGAAGTAGCCCTATGCTGGGGCTGATGTAAATTTGCGCTGTATATTGCTACTCCAATGGAGACTATGATGTCAGGTATTGACAAGGACCCTAAGTCCAAGGTATCTAAGCCTTCGGACAAGAAGTTTTTTCTAGGTTTTACAGACGCATACCCAATTCATACTGTCCCAATGTTTATAGCAATATTAAGTAACGCGGTGCGGCGCAAAAAATGAATATAGAATTTAAAGCTTCCGCAGCTAAATCATTAAAAAATGTTAGCTCTGAGTTAACCGTGCTTCTAAAAGAGGACGCTGTTCGCGCTAACTGGCCTACCTACATAGTTAATAAGCTAAAAGTAGCAATTCAAGATTTAAATATAGTCATCTATTACCCTATAAAGTTTGCCGATGAGGTTGAAAACCTGGAATATGGCACACAAAGTGACTCTCCTCAATCTATATTTAGGATGTTTATCACTAAACACGGTGACGCTATCTCTGAAAATATGGCTGAATGGTCTGTTGACTACTTAGTAGGGCAGGACTTAATACCATGAGTTTTATATTAAGTGAAGATTTGGCCCTTAAAACCCTACTTACGGGCATTGTAGTTGCTGATGAAAAGAACACCAATCGCCCTGTAGGCGTATGGTTTGCTAACCCAGACCTAGAGTCTAGAGACCAAAGCTACCCTTATATTACTATTGAGCTACTGGATTTTGACCCAGCTACTTACCGCCAACAGTCTGGGTTATTCCAGGATAACGACGTTCAGGGAACCATTGCCCCCAGTGGAAATACCTCTTATACGTACGAAATACCTATTGCTTGGGACTTGGTATATCAAATTACCACCTATTCTCGCCACCCTAGGCATGATAGGACTATTATTGCTTATCTTTTAAACAAGGTTTTTATATCAAAACGCGGTTATTTGGCTGTTCCTAATGATTTAGGCACCGAGACATCTTATCGCCATTTGATATTAGAAGAGTTCACAAAACGTGATACCATAGAAAATAACCGTAGGTTATTTAGAAATGTATTCACCGTGACAGTAAGCAGCGAAGGTACTGTGGCTTCATACACATCTACACCAAGCATAGTATCTACCGTAAATATTAATAAAAAAACAACATCCGATATCCCACCTGGACAACAACCTATTTAATATTTGTTTAACCTCAACTAAACCCAAGGAGAAAATCTTATGGCGACATACAACCGCCCTGGAGTATACCTAGAAGAAGTACCGTCTTCCGCAGCGCTATCCTCTACCCCTACTGCTACAGTAGCCACTTTCATTGGCGCTTTTGCAAAGGGACCCACTACCACTACTCTAATAACCTCATGGAATCAATTTGTTTCTTTGTACGGTGACATTGTATACAACACTGCAGATACTGACGGCGCTATTGCTGTTTATCTATTTTTCTCAAACGGAGGAAGCCAGTGTTACGTAAAGCGCGTAGCAGCTTCGGATGCAGTCGCTTCTACTGTCGCTATTAAGGGAAACGCTACAGTTGCTATTGCTACTGGCTCTACTGTTGCGCAAAGCGGAACCTCAACTACCTACACCAGTGCCGCTCACGGTCTAAAGGTTGGTCAGACTGTAGTGGTTTCAGGAGTTATAGCTTCTACTGCAACCCCTACTAACGTTTATCAGGGTACTTTCGTAGTAACTGCTGTCCCTAGTACAACTACCTTTACCGTCACAAATGCTTCTGCTCCTGCTACTGCTGTTGCAATTACAACTGCTGGTACAGTTACATCTCAAAGCAGCACCACAGAGCTTACTCTTACTGCTAAAAACCCTGGTGCTTGGAGCAACGGACTTTACTACGAAATCTCAAGCTCAACATCAAGCACCACATACCCAGGTAAGTACTTTAACTTGGCTATCTACTCTGGCGGTACCACTTCTGGTTACATTGTAGAGCGTTTTAGCGACCTTACTTTACTGTCTTCAGAGCCGTCTTATGCACCTACTATTATTAACGCCTCATCTAATTATGTAGTTGCTACTGATTCAAACGCAGCAAACCACACTCCAGCTAACTTTGCTAACACAAACACTCCTGTAACAACTGCTCTTGTTGCTGTAAGCGCCGTGGGTGGAAATGGTGGTACATCAGGTACAACCGTTACCCTCACCGGAACTATCCCAACAGTTAGCGTTGGAATGGCTGTAATTGGTAAGGGTATTACAAGTGGAACTACTGTAACTGCGTTCAGCAGCCCTACAGTAACTCTAAGCTCTGCTATGGCTGTAGCTGATGGAACCTCAATTACATTTGTAAACTCAGCGCTTACTGGCGGAACTGATGGCGCATCACCTGTAAGTGATACTAACGTTGCTAGTGCTGTTTCAAGTTTGGACGCAATTGCGCAGCCTATTTTGCTAAATGCTCCTGGTATTACAGATGCTACTAACGTTAACACACTTCTTTCATACGCTTATAACCGCGGAGATGTGTTTGTAATTATTGACCCTACAAAGTCTACTTCTGACGTTACAAGCCAGCTTACTTTAACTAACTCATACACTGGTGGCTCATCCGGTTCTGCGGCACAAGGATTTGGTGCGGTTTACTTCCCTAACCTAACTATTCCAAACCCTACATCTAGCGCACCTGGTTCAACTATTACTGCTTACCCAGGTGGAGCAATTGCGGCTAAGTACGCGACTACTGATGCATCTCGTGGCGTATTTAAGTCACCTGCTGGCCTAGAAGCTCGCCTATCTGGAGTTGTGTCAGTTACTTCTCTAACTAACACAGAGCTAGATTACCTAAACAATGGAACATCAAGCCCTGATACATTTGCTAAGGCTACTCCAGTAAACGCTATTCGCTACATCCCAGGTTCTGGAATTGTGGTAATGGGTGCGCGTACATTGAGCAGCACTTACAACAACCGTTATATCTCAGTACGTAGAAGCCTTATTTACTTACGTAAGGTTCTTACTGATTCAACTGCATTTGCTCTATTTGAGTCAAACGACGAACGTCTATGGAACCGTCTACAGACTACTTGTGAAGCAATCCTTATTAACTTCTGGCAATCTGGAGGTCTAAAGGGAACTACAGCGTTGGACGCTTTCTATGTTAAAGCAGACAGCTCTATCAACACCGTATCCAGCGTTGCTGCTGGTGAGGTTCACCTAGAAATCGGTGTAGCCCTTCAGCGCCCTGCTGAATTTGTGGTAATCCGTATTAGCCAGTACGACAGTGGTTCTGTTGTAACAATCCTGTAGGAGGAAATATAAATGGCAACTAGCGCAATTTCACGCTTTTCAAAACTAGCTACTGACCCTTTAAGAAATTTTAGGTTCCTGGTTGATTTCCGCGTAACCGGGGATACTGGTGTTCCTGGGTCAGCTGCTCCTGGTAAAGACAGCTTCTTGAAGTTTAAGGGCGGATTTACATCTGTATCAGGACTTAGCATGACTGTAGACGCAATCAGCTATCGTGAAGGCGGCATGAACACCTCCCTGCACATGTTGCCTGGTCGCGTAACTTTTCAGCCAATTACTTTAAGTCGCGGTGTAGTGCTTGGTCAAAAAGAAGGCATTAACTGGTTTAAGCAGCTATTTGCTGCTGCTTCTGGTGAAGGTATTGCGGGAATTGATGGCTCGTCTTTCCGCTGTGACCTAGACATTTATGTCTTAGACCACCCAGTTACCGGTGCTCCAGCTATTAGCGCATCAGACATTATTAGCAAGTCTGCGTACAAGATGAAGTTTACTGTGCACAATGCTTGGATTACTGGACTACAGTATTCAGATTTGAGCGCATCTGATAACTCATTGATGTACGAAACCATGACACTAGTACATGAAGGACTGTCAATTCAGCTAGCTGACTTTGGTTCAAACGTATCTACTACACTTACATAATTTAATAATTAAAATCTGATAAAATATTTATAACTAACTAGGAGTATAAAAATGACAAATAATATGTCTACTGACCCGGCTTTGATTGCACAGTATACGCAAGACTTGGAAAAAGAGCCACCGGTCGAAATTAAAACCGTTGCACCGTCAAACTCAAACGTAATTCTTCCTGGCGGCTTTCTAGCTAAGGACGGTTCTTTGATTAAATATGGTGAAGTCCGTGAACTAAACGGCATAGACGAAGAAGCCATTTCAAAGGCCGGCTCTGCTGGTAAAGCTCTTGCTGCAATGTTGCAGCGAGGTGTTATTTCTATTGGGTCTAACCCAGTAGATAAAGCAGACCTTGACGATTTACTAAGCGGTGACCGAGACGCATTGTTAATTGGAATTCGTCGAGTTACTTTTGGCGATACAGTTGACTTTGAATTTGCCTGCCCTCATTGTAAAACAGAATTAGAAGTAGCTGTTGATTTGATTAAAGATGTTCCTGTAAAGGAGCTTGATGACCCAATCAATGACAGAACATTTACTTATATCTCTAAAAAGCATGGGGCAATTGTTGTAAGCCTACCTACAGGCGCTGTGCAAAAGAAACTTGTTGAAAACGCCGATAAGACAACTTCGGAGCTCAACACTGTTTTGCTTGCAGGATGTCTTAAGTCTATCAATGGTGAACCATCTCTAGGTGTTAGCACTGCGCTTACTTTGGGTATGGCTGACCGTGATGGAGTAATTAACGAGATTATTCAGCGCAACCCGGGTCCACGCCTCGGGGAGGTGAAGACGACTTGCGAGGCTTGTGGTGAGGATATTCCTCTACCACTGTCGTTAGCCGACTTGTTTCGTCTATAAAGAAAAAGATTACGAACAACTACTCGACGAATATGAAGCACTATCTCGAACATTTGTTGGCTGGACGCTGTCTGACATCAGAAGCCTGTCTGTAAGAGAACGTAGAAATTGGCTCTATAGGGCCAATAGGAAATAAAGGTAGAGTAAGTTGGCTGTAAAAGACTCATTTGGTTTAGGCGGAGGTTCATCAAAATCTCGCCTAGTCGCTAACCTTACCGAAGAATACCGCAAACTTAATAACGTTCTTAAAGATACTGAAAAACTATCTAAGAGCATTGCTAATAACTTAAAAAATTCTTCTGGTGGCAGAGGGTCAAGTGGCGGCGGAGCTAGCGCCATGAGCAGCATGACGCCTCCTCCGGGCCCAGTAGGCCCGTCAGGACCAGCAGGACCGGCAGGACCGGGAGCTCCAGGAGCTCCTGGAGGACCTGGTATGGGAGGAACAGGCGGCAGCGGCGGTTTTAGCTTTAGTTCTGCTTTAAGATCAATGGCAGGTGCCGCAGTTGACGCTCTTACGCAAGGTGTAGATGCGTCTAATTACATTACAAATGATATAGCTCGTCGCAGGTTTGGATTTTTCTCCGGAGTTTATAGCAGGCAAAACGATAACATCGGTACTATAGCTGGTGCTAAAGCGTTTGCTACTATGTCCAGTCGAGGAACTCCAATTAGTCCTATGGATGCAGCTAATGCGGCTATGTCGGGTACGTCAAGCGGTCTTATGCCCGGACTTAAAAACTATAACACCATTATGAACAGCGCAGCTGGTATCTCTAACGTAATGCCTGGAGTAGGTCTTGAAGGCGGTATGGGTGCTGTAGCGGCACTTAACCAAGGTTCAAGCGTTAATAAACTTCGTATGATTGGTATTCAAGTACGAGACCAAAACGGATTTATGCGTGGGGTTGAGGATATTGCTCGTGACCTCTGGAATTCTTTAAACAGAAGTAAGTCTGGAATGGGTAAGATATCAGAGTCTGACCTTTCTTACTCACTGCAGCCTGGTAACTCGGTAGCTATGCTATTAGACCAATATTTTGGTACGGATGCTGTACTTAAACAGTCTATTATTTCTTATTTATTTCAATTTGCTAAAAATAATGGTGTAAAAGTTGGTGGTGGTTATCAAACTACTGAAGGTAAAAAAGAACTATTAACTACTGGAGCAAACCCAGGAATTACTCAAAGCATCGGTACTAGAAATCAACTTGGCCAGGCAAATATAAATGCATATACTACTGGTGGTATTTTAGGTATTCAATCAGCAAACGACACAATTAATAACTTTACCAAAATGGCTACTGCGTTAGCGCCTGTTCTTCAAGCATTTGTTACAGCCACTACTTTTACTCAAACCCTTACAAGTGCTGGTAATGGTGCCGGCGGTATTATTACTAAAGACCTTCTTGAGGGAGCTAAAGGAGCTGCTCAAGGCACAATTGATGCCGTAAAGCCCTTTTTAAAAAATCCAACTGTATTAACTATTTTTGGAGCTATGTGGGCTACACTCAGCGGAATTTCTGCTACGCAGCAAATGCAAGATGAGTATTTAGCTGATTTAATTGCTAGTGGAAAAGCTGACCCTAACACTAAAGGGACTAATAGTTTTGGTACTAAACAGGACCAGGTACTTAAAGACCACCCAGATTTAGCGGCGTTTTTGGGTAACCCTACTTCTTACGATTTACCTGGCACTGGTGGAAATGGCGGGTCTCCTAACCCAACCCCTACTCCAACCCCGATGGTAACCCATAACTCTAGCGATTTGCTAAACCAAACTGTGCATCCTAAAGGATTTAAACAATCTAACGATACTATCCTAGGATGGGCGGGTTCAGTATTGAAGCAAATTGGTGCTCCAGTTACTGCTACTAACTTAGCTGCAATGGTTTCATGGGTTAATAGTGAAAGTTCTTCTGCCAATAATTATCAAACTTGGAACAACCCACTAAATACTACTCGTAAAGATGCTAACTCAGTTTCTAAAAACTATGCCGGTGTGCAAGAATTTGCAAATGAAGACGCCAGTATTGCAGCAACTGTGGCAACTTTAAAACAAAGTAATTTTAAAGATATTTTATCTGTTTTGCAAAAAGACCAAGGATTTAGCGCTTTAAATATGGCTGTACAGGGCGATAAATGGGGAACTAATAATATTTCCCCAGCTAAAAGCGTTGTAATTAATATTAATGGTGCTCAGGATACTGTAAGTATTGTAGAGGCTATTAAACAATATCTAGCGGATGAAGCAATTAGGGCTCACGCTTCTGGTGGAGGTCACTAATGAGCGGAAATACAAGCAGTTCAGCAAGCGCACGCTCTATGGGATATGTGTCTAGTACTAGCGCTGACAATACCATCGTTAATATCTATGTGGATAGTTCCGCGTACAGCATTGGTGACACATCTACTACCCAACCAGCTGCGGTTAATTATGAAGTTAGTCCGGGCATAACTACTTCAATAAAAAAGAACTATAACTACATTTCTACAATCCCAAATGCTTCGGGAAAATTCTTCTTTGATTCAATTACGCCTACTTTATCTACTAAAACAAACGCTTCATATCAGGTAATTGGTTCGCCAGTCAAACTTACTAGAGGCAACGGTGCTATCACTCCAGCTATAAAGTATGGCGATATTGCAAAAACTATTACTAAATTTGCTCAAAACCCTAGCGTTACTGCGGATAATAAATTCAATCTTAAGGTACCAGTAGCTCCGGCAAACCCTGGAGAGTACCAATGGAACCTTCCGCCTCACAAGTGGAGTATGCCTAGATTTGCCGCGTCAGACCCTAATAACATGCCATCAGGGCACAATAAGCCTTCGTCTGATGATAGATACCGCAGAGGACGTATTTGGTGGAAAGCCAGCGATACTTCGCTATCTACCGTAGACGGTAATGGAAACACTACAAAAATTGATAACTCTGACCGAAAATACGGATTTCAATTCTTATGGAACCCTACTAGTTTTAGCACATCGGTGGCTGTTCAAATGGACGCTACCCCTAACGTTAATGACCGTTTCTTAGGCCAAGTAGGCGCTTTTCCGTCCACTGAATCTATTTCTTTTAACATTGAAATTAACCGCATAAACGACTTTGCATGTGCTAATGCCATATTTAAAAGGCCTACTAACATCAGTAGTGCACTAGGAAACCCGGGTAATAATAATTTTATTACTCCAGCTGATGTAGCCTCATTTGTTCCTTACTATTCAAACAACGGTAGCTTTACTGCGTCTTTGCTTAGAAACGGCCGTTTAGCAAGCGTAGAAGAAAAATTAATTGATTTATTTCAAAGAGGCACTTTGGCCGATATTGAATTTTTATACAAAGCTATCAACGGCCCTGGCCCTGGAAGCACTGCTTCTGGAGGCGATTACTGGAAGAACGGTCGTGGTATAATTACTGCTGACATTGGATTCCTTATGCCTACGCTGCTTAACATAGACATCGGGCCTTTATCCTATTTAGGGTATGTCACTAATATGGCGGTTACTCACACAATGTTTACACAGGATATGATTCCTATCCAAAGCACTGTTCAAGTATCGTTCAACCTATTGGCAACTGCCGGCCTTAGCACCCAGTCAGCTCCGGCTAACCCTGCAGATGCCCCTGCCGGAACTTCTGTGTGGGGACCGGTCTAATAATTATGGAGGTAAATAATGGCTGCGCCATCTAATGATTCTAGGTATTATGCCTCAGATGTACAGTACTTTTCTCCTACTGCTGACGGGGAAAACGTACCTGTAATGTTTTATGATTTTAGCGAATTAGGTAATTTAAACTACGTAGATTATTTATGGAAAGACGGCGACCGCATAGACACTTTGGCCGCTAAGTTTTTTCTCTACCCTACACGTTGGTGGATTATTGCTGAATTTAATCCTAAGATTTTAGACTGGCTTAACATAAAGCCTGGAACAATTATTAGGATACCTCGTGTCTAACTACGTTACCGTTAACTTTCCCACTAGCTCACAGCAGCCTAAGCGCGTGTATAGCGTTAGTCTTGTGCAAGAAATATTTGCCCATGATTATGCAACTGTAGAGTTTAGGGATTGGAACTTAGACCCGCTTAATATAAAGCCGGGGTCTTTGATGACTATTACAATCAAAAACAAGACTTACCATGGGTACGTCCATGACCTTAAAAACTATCAGGCTTCAAATAAAAACTTTACAAAAGTTGGCTTTATTGGCGCATCTTATGTAATGAAGCAGGCTAGCCAAAGCATTTATCGCAATATGTCTGCTGACCAGATAGTTGCAGAAATTGCTAAAAAGTATAAATTTGCCTATAAAGTTACCCCGCATCCTCGTATTTATCCACAGGTGGCCCAGGCCGGTTTAACTGATTGGCAGCTTATGGTAAAGCTAGCTAAAGAATCTGGCTACTTTTTACGGGCAGAAAATACAGAAATTTACTTTCAGCCTATTACCGAAGACTTTAATAATTTAATTACTGAGGCTAATACTTTTCAAAAAGCTGATGGCGGATTTAAGCCAGTAAATCCTATCTATTCATTTAAGCCTATTATTAGTGAAACTTTAGAGCACTTTGGTTTTAAAAAAGCTGCTGTTTCTATAGCCGGTGTGAACCCTGTTAGCAGCCAAGAGTTTAAGATAACTAAGCAAGACACCTTTACGCCTAGCCGTCAATTTTCAAATCAAGAGTTTTTTGATTATCACGACACGGATAAAGTAGCAAATGACTATCAAACAGCTAAACATTTAGCTAAATCTGCAGATGAGTACAGCAGATTTCCCTATGCTGCTGATGTTCAAACAATTGGTATATCTTCTGTTAGACCATGCTTACCAGTGTACTTAAAAAATGTAGGCAATGAGTATTCGGGTTATTGGACAGTTTTAAAGATTACTCATAAAGTAACCGAAGAAAATTTAAATCAGCAGCTTTATACCTGTGACATCACTGTTGCTTCAGACTCTTTAGGTAAGAACTCAGACAAAAGATTGCCAACTGCTCCGGCTCTCAACCCAACAAGGCGGATTAGCCCTGACCAAAGAAACACAAATGTTAAGCCTAAAACTATTATAAATATTCCTGCTATTACCTCTAAACGCTATCAGCAAATAAAACTTATAGATAAAATAAATAGAACTAGTGAATCCAGCCCTTTTGATGCAACCTCTCGTTGGGGCTCTACTCACAGTGATTTAAATTATGTATTGCCGGATGAACGTATGCCAGAAAGTGTTTGGGCAAAAGTGAGGTCAAATGCCGTCTAATAATCAATATTTTGGTATTTACCGCGGTACCGTAGTTGCTAATAATGACCCTGAAGGGCTTGGTAGGGTTACTCTTACAGTCCCCCAAGTTTTAGGTAATCAAGTAACTAACTGGGCTTACCCTATTGTTGGGGGGCCTAAAAATAATAAAGTACCTTATGGTTCTTTTTATGACACTACTACTCAAACTTTAACAGGGGCTAATACGCCCAAAGCAATTACTCTTAATACAACAGATGAAAGTAACGGAGTTACTATTGGGGCACCAACCTCTAAAATTATATTTAAATATGCTGGAACATATAATGTTCAATTTTCTGCGCAAGTAGCGAATAATGGAACTGGTATTGCAAATTTTTGGTTACGTAAAAATGGTACAGATGTGCCTTGGACCAATGGTGAAATAACGACCTCAAATCAAAACCATCACGTCCTTCCTGCTTGGAATTATGTATTAACTTTGGCTGCTAACGACTATCTTGAACTTGTTTGGATGAGCAATGATGCGGCTAATACCCTAGAGGCACAGGCGGCAACTACTTCTCCCGCATCTCCGGGGGTACCTTCAATGATAGTTACCGCCACGCTTGTTGGTAATTTCTTACCTTCCTCCGAAGACCCATGCTGGGTCATGTTTGAAGGCGGAGACCCCAATTTCCCATTATGGTTAGGAACATTCTAATGGCAGTTAAAATATTAAATTACCCTTTTTCTTTTGGCAGAAACTTACCTGGAACATACATTACAGACTTATCTGCTACTACTGACTTTAAAAAGATATGGCAGCAGCGAGTGCTACTAGTATTAGGAACTAGGCCGGGAGAACGCCTAATGCGCCCTGATTTTGGGTCTAATCTTCATACTGTAGTATTTGAGCCGGAAAGCACCGCTGGTCAGATAGCCAAAGACAGCATTACTCAAGCTTTTACAACCTGGCTTCCTAGCCTAGAGTTACGTCAAATAACCCCCTCTTTTGACCGTAGTACTGGTACTTTATCAGTAAGTATTACTTACGGACTGCCCAATGGAGAGGTAGATAGTGTTACAATTAATACTGGAATATTCAACCGTTCTGGTGATCTAATTCAGGAGATAAACAATGGCTGATACAGTTAATGTTACTAAAAGGTATATTCCGCAAATTGACTATGTCTCACGCGACTATACGGCAATTTTAGCGGATTTAACCGCTATTGCTAAGCAATTCAACCCTACCTGGTCTGTTAGCGACCCTACTGATATTGGTGTTGCGCTACTAGAAACTTTTGCCTATTTGGGAGACATCCTAAGTTTTTACACCGACCGTATGGCTTCAGAGGGTTTTCTAGGAACTGCTAGCCAACGTTCTAGCGTTTTGCAAATTGCATCTATGCTGGGATACACGCCTACCCCAAGCAGCGCGGCTAAGGTATCTTTGTCTATTACAAACAACAACACTAGCGGTACATTAACTATCCCAGCTGGTACTCAAGTTGCTTCTACCACAACTGTAGATGGGCAAAATACTCAAGTAATATTTGAGCTTGACTCTGATGTCTCAGTGGGCTTTGGCTCATCCGTTACTACGACTGCTACTCAAGGAGTTACTACAACTGATGAATCTTTAGGCACATCTGATGGTACTCCAAGTCAGGTATTTAAGATTGCGCAAACTAACGTTGTAATCAACAGTACCGGTAGTAATATCCTTGTTAAAGTCGGCGGTGTTCAATATACCTATAGTTCTTCTCTCGTAGACAACAACCTATATGATTCAGTGTTTACTACCACTATGGATGCTGAAGGTTACACTTACATTGTATTTGGAGATGGAGTCGGTGGTCGTATTCCACCTGCAACTTATTCAATCACTGTTACTTATCGTGTAGGCGTGGGCTCTGCTGGAAATATTGCAGATAAATCACTATCTCCTAATACCCTTACCGGAAACTATAACGTCACTATAGCCCAGGTTGGCGCAGGCAGTGGAGGAGCTGACGCCGAATCTACGGACTCTATTAGAATTAACGCGCCTAGAGCACTTCGTACATTGCGTAGAGCAGTTTCACTTAAAGACTATGCTTACCTAGCTTTACAGGTATCTGGAGTATCAAAGGCTAACTCTGACGCTTCAGTATGGTCAAATGTTAACCTTTACATTGCTCCATTTGGAAGCAGTGCTGTAAATACCTATGGGCCGTTTACAAACATTACTGCTATAAATGAGACAGCAATTGATAGCACAGCAGGTACTGGATATTTAACTTACACTATTGCAACTACCGGACTGGTAGCTAATCAAAGCTACGTTACTGTTTCTGGTTGCACCTTTGCTACCTATGATATAAATACCCCTACATTAGTTACTTACGCTAGCAACTCAAAGTTTACTGTAGCTAAACCTTCTGGACTAACTACCCTTCCTGGAGTCGTTGGTTTAGTAAGTCCTGGAACAAATGCTACGGTTAAAGTTACTGGCGGCAATACTGATGCGTTTAACACACTGCAGTCTAACGTTGTTAATTACTTCGTAGATAAAGTTGCACCAAACGTATCTTTGAACGTTCAGCCGCCTGTCTATGTTCCTGTAGACCTAAATCTTACTTTGCACGTACTACCGCAATACAACCAGACTGCTGTAGTTACTCAAGTACAAAATGCCTTATCAAATCTAGTCTCTTACAGTAACTCTTTCTTTGCAGATAGAATCCCGCCTCATTTTATTTTAAATTCTATAACTAACATTGATGGCGTTGATTACGCAACAGTTGACCACTTACGCAGATTATCTAATGAACAGCGGTACTGGGTTTATTACTACACTAGAACTGCCGGAACTGCTACTCTTACTTTTCCTAATGTTCACAATATTAATGCCGGACAGTCTGTAACAATTTATAAAGTAGCGGGATTTGATGGAACATACGCAGTAAACTCTGTGACAAGTAACTCAATTACTATCACTGTTCCTACAGGAACTGCTACTCCTACTGGAGTGACTACTAACGCTAGCTCGCCTTCTGGAGCAGCTGTAATAAATATAGCTACCCCTGCTTCTAAAAATATTGCTGTAGGCATGTACGTTACCGGAACCAACGTCCCTAGCGAAACATATAACCCTGCAGTAGTTACTGCTGTAAACGCTAGCTCTATAACTATTTCCGTAAATATTGGTACCACCATCACTAGCGGAACTGCTCTTTCATTTAGCTGGCCTCCGACTACGTATGCTAACCTAGCATCAGTTACTGCCGTAGATTCAACTACCTCTAACGGAGTCACTACCTATGGAATCATTTGTGCTGCTAATGAGATTCCTGTTAAAAATACTTTTACTATCACCGCTATTGGCGGACTTCAATAAAGGAGAATAAATAAATGGCAACTTATCCAACTGGAACAAAAACTTACACCGATAAAACAGATGGTGTGGATACGGTATTAGCTGCTGATATTAACAGCGTTCAGGCTGAAATAACAGCAATTGAAACTGAATTAGGTACTAACCCTAGAACTACAGCGCTTCCATCAGGTGCGGGTACGTACAACGGCTCTCCGACATTTACAACAGTAGCAGATAGAATTAAAAACCTTGAAGCTGCAGTGTCTGGTGATGATACAGTCGGTACTCGTGTTGGTTATACTTTGCTATACAGCGGTAACTTTACATCAGCCCCGGGAGCTTTGTCGGTAAATGGGGTAGGATACTTTAAATTTGTAGTTGTTGTAAGAGTAACTACCCCTGGAAGTTCCGGTTCTATAACTGTAAACGTAAACAGCGCTACAACAGTTAAATATGGCTACTTTACTTACACTACTGGAGTTCCTACAGCTGGTGGCGGAAGTTTAGCTGGTGGAGCTTTTCCTATTAGTAATGGAGTTGCCCCAGCTGCAAATGACACTATAACTGCTGAAATTTTTAACGTAAATGGTACTGGAGCTAAAACAGCTACTTGGGTAAATGGTACCGGTTTTGGTTCAGGAATTGCTACGGCCGGTGGAACAGTTACTAACTCGATAAGCAGTATTACATTAGCAGCAGTTACAGCGTATCCTACATCAGCTACTTATTCAATCTATGGTGTTAAGTAATAGGTAAATAAATGACAGTATATGGTTCCAAGCCCTATGGAAGCTTTAAATACGGTGTAGCTTCTACCACTGATATAAGCATATACCCGTTTACTGCTCAGTCTTTAGACTATGGAACTATTAAGTTATCTTGGGTATATCCTACCGCAACTGCCGTTTTTACTAACTTTATAATAGTAAGAAATCCTTTAGGTTTTCCTATTACACCTGATGGCGGAGATTTAATCTATAAATCAGATAAGACTACTCTTACAACAGCCGGTCCCGGTAGCACAAGTTTATTAGGAACTACCGCGACTTTAACTGACATTGGTTCTTTTTATGACCCAATTACTGGTGCTGCTACCCCTACTTATACTGCCACAACCACTTCCGGTACGAATGGAAGTAATTTTATAACCCTTATATCTCTTAACTCAAATATAAAAGTTGGGCAGTCAGTAACCTATACTCCTTCGGGATACCTGACTGGAGCTAACTCTGGTAGCGGTATTGTCGGAGGAACTACCGTAACTGCTATTAATAATACTACTAAAACTTTGACGTTAAGTAATGCCGCAGCTATTCCAGAAAATACGGTTTTAAAGTTTACTCCTACCCGGTTAACTCCTGGAAAAGTTTACTACTATTCTGCATTTGTATTGTCTAATAGCTTCTGGGTTCGTGTAGGAACCGCCTTGGGCACAGCTGTTAAAAACTATAACACGGCTGATGTTATGTATAACTCATTGCCTCAAATCTATAAGAATGCATCATCTGTATACGATAACAATAGAAATAATGATTTATATAATTTCTTGAGAATTATCGGTATTGAGTATGATCTATTAAAAACAAAAATTGAAAATGCTAAAAATAGATACGATGTCTTAAACCTTAATGGAAAGCTACTTCCTGCACTTATGGACCAGATGGGGTTGTCTTATGAAAGCGGTCTTGGAGTTCAGCAAGGTAAAAGGTTAGTAAATAACGCTGACTACATCTACTTAAATAAAGGAACAAACCAGGGCTTAAAGCAATTTGTAAAATCTTTTACTGGGTATCCAGCAACAATTGCCCCTTTTACAAATCTTTTTCTAACTCTTGATTGTTCATCTTTTGAGGTATCAACTGGTTTTTGGGCGGCTAGAGGTACTGCAATTTTTATTGAAAAAACCACTGCGGCTATTGAGGGGGGAGCACCAACTCCTTACGCAGAAAGCAACTCCCCTACGAGCTACCCTAATAGTCAATTAGGTTATTTAAAAGCATCTGCAACCTCAGTAGCCACTGGGTCTAACTATATATTTAGATATGGCGTATCACCGGATACTCTGACTATTTCTACTTTTAGCTCAAATGATTCTACAGCAGGTTACTCTTACATCACACTAACTACCGATAAAGACCATGGATTAATTGTAGGAGATACCGTAGTAGTTCAAGGAATGACCCCTATTTACATAAATGGTGTTTGGGATATTATTGCTACCCCTGATTCTAGGTCTTTTACTTTTTATAACCCTTCTGCTACTACTAGTTTAACTATTTATGGCCCTGGTTCGGTAAATGCATATAACCCAGTACTTTATGGGATACCAGTTACTCCCGGAACAGCCTACACTTTTAGTATATATAGTAGCGCAAAAACTACTCTTAGAAGCATATCTGTTGGTGTCCTTTGGCATGACAAGTTGGGTAATTCAGTAGCAGGGACTACCGTATCTTCCGCTAATAACGCAGTAGCTGCTTGGACTAGAATAATTGATGCTAATAGAATTGCACCGGATTACGCTGTATATGCTGTTCCTTATGTAAGAATAAACTCCCCTGCAAATAGCGAGGTTCATTATTTTGATGCTGCGCAATTTGAAGCCTCGGCAACAGCAACTACTTATAAAGATTCTAGACGAGTGGACGTTTACTTAAACGCCCCTAGAGTTAATGAAATTATTAATCCTGGGTTTGAATTAGATACCGCTAACTGGTCAACTACAGGTACTAGCGCATTTGCCACAGATAGCACTGCTGGTAATGTGTACCCTACTATCGCGGTTGGTTTAGGCACAGCAGTTAGTGCAAATTCAGCTAAACTTACAGCTAATTCTACTTCTACAACGCTTACGCCAAGCAGTACAATTGCAGTTACTGCGGGTATTCCGTATGCAATTAGCGCTTATATTAAAGCTGCGGGAACTAACACCGCCACTATAACTGTTGTTTGGAAAAATGCTGGCGGAACCACTTTACAAACAGACACTAGTTCAACAGTTACACTATCTACGTCATTTACTAGGGTTTCACTTACCCCAGTGACAGGCAGTGCTACTCAAATGTATGCCCCGGCAACTGCGGCTACTGCAACTATTACGTTTACAATTACTGGTGCAAATGGCAATGTCTATTATGTCGATTCTATTTTGTTTGAGGCATCAGCATCTGTAAACCCTTATTTTGATGGCGGAACAGGCTACAACGTAACTGATGATTTAATTTGGGAGCAAAATGCGGCTGGAACTAAGGGAACAGCTAGTACAGGAAGAAGCCTTTACTATCCTAACAGACTAGTTACTCAAAGCCGTTTAAAGACCGTATTATCGGAATATTTACCAATTGGTACAAACTATGCGGCAGTTATTGGTAAAACTATTGCTTGACGCCATTTAGTTTTTGTGTATACTAATACTTCCGTCACTAGGAGGTAAACATGAGACGAGTAACCATAGCGGTTATAGGTAACGCAAAAACAACACGAGCCAATGTAGAGGCTCTGATTAGCGATGTAGTAGATTCAGTTGATGAAGCTATCATCGCCACAGTATACGACCAGACCCAATCTGATGGGATTATCTGGGCTGAACAATGGGCTGCCGACAAAGGCATTCCAGTACTCCAATACTCTGATAATAACTATGATGCGCTATTTGCAGAAAATGCAAAAGAAGACATTAAGTTCTTTATGCTTTGGAGCGACGAAGACACGGAATGTCAATTAGCGGCATCTAAGGCACAAGAGGCTAAGGTTTTAGCATACGACCTTACTGATGGTCTAATCCTTATCCCACTAAACTCCGAACCAATAGTACGCCCAGTAGCCGCCGTAATACCTGAAGCGGAAACAGTACCGCCTACTATCATTGCCCCTACGATTGAAGTGCAGACTGATGTCGAGGACTTTGAAGAAGTAGAAGACACTATCGACTATGATAGCGAGTACGACCTAGAAGAAAATCTAGTTGTACTAGTATCTGAGATGGGTAAGATTTTTGCCCGCTCATTTGCTAAAGAATTTAAGCGCATCATTAAGGAGTAGCATGTCTATAAACCTTAGTAGGCAGGCACAGGACTGCTTGGCTTTCCTATACCTAAATCCTACAATTACAATAAATCACCGTACCCTAATGGAATACAAAAGCTTAAGCAGACGTAAAAGCTTATCTGTACTGCAGGAACTACGAGACGCAAATTGCATCAAAATGACCCGCCTAGTTGGTGGCGGAACTAAAACTAAAGTGGTAATGTCAGACGTGACCAAAATGGTATTGTCTGGATACAACCATATAGCAGTACAGCTAGTAAGCAGTATTTCTAATAGCAGTACAGCTAGTACTACTAATATAGCTACAAATAAATTCCTCGACGAGGTCGAGGGGAAGGAAAAACAAGTGGGTTATGAGTTCTTTGAAAAGACTTCGTCTCCGGATAACGATGAGCTGGCTGAACGCGCAAAGCACGCGGCTCAAAAGAAAGCTGAGTATGCTGAGGTTAGGGAAGCAAAGGCGCAGCGTCGTAAAGAACTGCACCGCTCAAAGATTGCTCCGTCAGACTGGACGTGCAAAGACGTTGCATACGAATTTGGAGACCGCATGGCCGACATCTGGTCCATCAAACCATTCAGTGTTACTCAGTCCCGGTTTGTACAGGCACTCTCGGTATTCCGGAAACAACATGATACGAACGGTGAAGTTGAGCTCAAACTTATCGAGTTATTCTTCAATACCCTCAAATCCGAGAAATACACAGATGGAAACCACCTTTGGCGAGCTTTCCTCTACAGAGCCCCCAGTTTGCTAACCCAGGCTCGTGAGAGTATTATCACGGTAGAGCAGATGGAAACTAACATCATTCGTGACCAAGAACTAACCAGCCGTAAGCTTGCTCTGCTAGACGAGGATGAAAATGTATAAACCAAACGATTTGCCGGCCCGTAGACGGACTTGGGTAAAGATTGCTAGTATTCCCCCAGCCAAGCTTGGATGGACCCTTGAGGACTGTTCTGACGTCTCTGCGGATGTAATGACGGCTGTCACTAAGTGGGTTTCTGCAGTCAATTCCGATAGGGTCATCAGAGCCGAGGGAAAGCAGACTTGCGGGCTTGGCCTAATGTTGTACGGTCTTCCAGGTCGCGGCAAGACTACTATGGCTAATACCCTGATTCAGGAAATCTTGCGTAAAGCCGGTCCTGAGACTCTAGGTATGACCCCAGGTAAAACAGTTTCTCGCCCAGCCTATTTCATCACTTACAACGCATTGCTTGACCTTAAGGGAGCAATCATAGATGAGCATGACAATGATGACGAGTTGCTTTACAACGGTATTCTTGGCGAGGCTTATGATGACGCTTACAACGTTCGAGTTCTAGTCCTAGATGACGTAGGAAAAGAACACGCAAGCGCATCTGGTTGGCAGAAGAATATGCTTCATCACGTTCTTCGCACCAGATTTAACAATGGGTTGCCTACAATAGTAACTACTAACATCAAGATGGACGACTGGGAGGCTCACTACGGGTCTGCTACGCAGTCATTTGTTCACGAAGCTTTTATCTACGTGAACATGGATTCATCGTCTGATTTGAGGAAATAATGACTGATAAAAGACTATTGCAGGTTTTTTTAACAAATCTTTCAGACCGAGCAGATAGCCCTGGTCCAGGAATATTTGAGGTAAGCAGCGATAAGAATAAAAACTTAATTTGCACTTGCCCTGGGTTTGCATCAAAAAATAGTTGTAAGCATACTGCGTTAATTGAAAGTAGAATCGAAAGAAATAACGGCGTTTATCAGTTTGACTTTTCCAGTAAAGTAACTAAAGAAGAATTAGCTACCGCCATGCTTTCAGAACAAACTTTTAGAGAGCTTGTTCTAAAGCACGGCAAGGTTGAGGTTTACTAATGCAGGGTAATGATATTAGCAATTCTTTGCCACAGCGGGTTATAGTAACTGCTGATGTTATTACCGATGTTTACGAAGACAATAAAAAAGTTCTAGGATTTATACCAGTTAAAAATAAACGTAAGGAATACAACAGAATGGTCCTTAGCCATCTGTATATGACTTCACTTAAACGCGGTATTACAATGGAGCTTATTAGCTTTACCCACTCTGAAGATGAGATGGTAGAGTTAATGCTTCATTTAGACAAAGTTGGAACGAACCCGTTTCGCTACGGCTCGTCTTACAAATCGGTTGAGAAGTTAGTTAAAGAACTACCTTATCGACCAGAGGTTATCGGTGTAATTGATATCCCATCGCGACTACTTCGGTATGGTCGATGGGGG